TTAAATTTCTTTCACCTTTTTCAAACTAATCCATTGCCATTTGTCATTCTTTTTGTTCAACAAACGCCCCCATGCACCAACCACCTTAGAAATCTTAACAACCTCTCCCGGATTTATGCTGCCAATTTTATTAGTAGGTTTTAATCCCTTGGATGAGCGGATGGCTGCTGCCTTTGTTACTTTGGCTCTGTACTGATAATTATACATAATCTTGTTGTAAAGATGCTTCCATTTCAAGTTGCCTTTACCGATCATCGGCTCTGGACACGCTTTGCCGTTGACGTCCCAATGTCTGATGATAGTCTTTGCATTCGGGCAACGTTTCTGAATATACTGTACTAATTGTCGTACCGCAAGCATCTGTTCCCAGCTTACACCTTTTTTGCAATCACATAATTCGATGGACACACTGTTATCATTCGTACACTTTTTATAATACGATGCAGCCCCCTTCTCACGGGTATAGAAGTGGCCAACTGCCCAAGCAGTATATTCCATTGGCACGGACTCCCAAATCTCAGATTTTTTATCCACAAAGAAATGCGCACCCGCTTCTCGCGTGTTGCCAGTAGCGTAGAAATCAGCATTGTTCTTCGCCGTATCTCCTTTGTTACCGGTAAAATGTATGACAATGTACTTTATGTCCTTTAAACTCCTTTTGCTCCCATAACTGATTGATTTTGCTCTTCTTTTTTTAATTTCCATTTGTTTCACCTTCCTTATCTGCTGCAATCCAGTCCTCAGCAAGCATATCTGCCTGCGATGCAAGCCATCCCATTTGAACACCGGAAGTACCAACAAATGCAATTGCCTTGTTACCAATTGCATCATGCTCGCAATTTACAATTTCTCCACCTGTTGACACATATGAAATACCTGTTGCAAGCTGAATATATTGTTTTTTACCATTCCATCCCTTACGGGCAACTTTCTGTCCAATTTTTAATCTTCGAATTGCTTCACCAAATGTAAATGTTTGAACATCTAAATCCTTTACACCTGCCTCGTCAACAATCTCCCAATCATCACGAAGAATAAAATCAAGAGTATATCCAACATTTTTTGTCTCCCGAATATCAAGAGTTTTCCCATCTTTACAATGCATCTTAATGGAATTATCTTCCCATTTCCAATATCCTCTCCATTCCGGACACTTTATCAATGCTCCCTGTTTAAGTGCCTCATATGCTTTCTTAAATTCCATTACTCATCAACCTCCTCTTTATTCTTCAACACATCAATCCCCTTTTCAATTGCTTTTGGAATGGGAATTCCCATCAGACCAGCGTTTTCGATCAGACTAATCGTCTCATTAACAATAAAACCAATCACAGTAGCATCTTTTATAAATGTAGTTCCAATTGTCATATCCAACCGACAAGCCACCAATACAATAAGCAGGGTAACACCTTTCCGGCATAATCCTTTCCATCCAGCATGAGATTCCAGCGCACCACTCTCTGTTTTTTTGCTCTTTTTAAAAATTCCAGCAACCATAAGACCGGTAACATAATCTATGCACATAAAGATAAGAAGCGTTGTCATTCCGGAAGTCCATCCTCCAAAAAAAGACGCCACGGTACTTCCAACCAGCCCGCAAATCGTACAAATCATCTGTTTCATTCTATAAGTCCCCCTTTGTTTTTTTCTCAGTATAGCAAAGGAACTAGAAGTTTTACCCCCTAGTTCCCATGCGAACCACCTATTCCTCATTCCATTTTTTAAACGTATCGCTTGTATAGATGCATTTACCTTTTATTTTAAGTTTATACAGTTTCTGCATAATGGGTTGTTTCTCATGAGTATTTTTAGCACTCTGAAACCTGTCTTTATACTCAGAAGATAATTTCGAACGAATGGACGCAAATGCTTTCTTCTCTTTCTTACTGGCACTAAGTTCATGCTTTTCATCCTCCCTTTCAATTTTTGTCATTGCTTCCTCGTACATCTGTTGTAATATTTCTTCGTAACCTTTTCCCTCCTCAATGGCAGCAACCAAATCCTCGCTCTTGTAAAAAGAAAGATAATCATGTGCATCCTTTGCACTGGATTCCGTTTTGTCCTGCATCTTATTTAATACACTATTAGTTGCAGCTACAACTTCATAATGATTAAATCCCATTTTTATAAGTTTGTTGTAACATTCCATATAGCCATCATGATTTTTGTCAAGACGATACTGTGCCGCTTGCTTTACTAAATCATTTCGACTTGCCAACTGGTCTTTTACCGCTGTTTCCACATCACCTTCACCTTTCTCCCCACTTTTCTTCATCTTCTCCCGATATTCCTCGGCTGTCTTCTTATCTCCGTCCATAAGCGCATAGTAAATTTTCTTTCCATACACACTTGCTTTCGGTTCTTCTTTATCTGTGGAAAATGAAAACAAACCATCCCCGGATGTCACATCCTCAACATTCTTCCAAATTCCAACGGCTACATTTTGCACATTGTCTACCGGTACACCGCACATTTTTGCCACGGTACCAGCCGCATCAAAAAAGGCTCCTTTTATCTCGTCAATTCCTTTTTCTGCTTCCTCATCAGAATCACTAAACGAATCAATTGCACCATTCCCCATTTTCACAATAGATTCAAACAGCGAAGAAATTTCACTAAAAAGGGACACCTCAATTCCATAATACCGTTCTTTCGTAATTGCAGAATATATAAGATTATACAATTCGTTTCCAGCTATAAAACTTCCTGAAAGTGACCCCAGTACACCATTGGTCCACTCTGATGCAAAGCTCTCGGCAGTGAGTTCGTTCTCATCGTCCAAATACGGTTTTATCTTGTGCAAAAGACCTCTTGCCAAAAACGTCATTGTAGAAAGCACTGCTGCCGATACCAACTGACTGGATACAGCCCATGCAAATTCCTTTCTTGCCTGTGCCTTTTGCTCCTTTGTTCCGGTTTTGTTTTTTGCATACAGATTACATGCCGCGTCATATAAGATACCACCATTCTGCATACGCTGTGTCATAAACATAAACATTACTTTTTTAATTTTACTAGGATCGCGCAAATAATCCGGTCTCTGCATTACTGTATAATTCGGCTGTGTATCTTCCACGCATCGATTAAAAACTTCCGCCACCTGTCGATAATATGCATCAGTCCCCTTTTTCAATGCCATATAATTTGCATCTACATAGTATTGTGACGCATACCAAAGCCGTCCAACTGTCGCCACATCAACTTTCTGTATCATATTCTTTACTTCTCTTACCACCGGCATGCGATTTGTAAGACTATTCAAAGTATCAATATCCGCCATTTCCTGCGTGGAATTTCCTTTGTTTCGATACCATAAAAGTGGTGTATATTTTGCAATCAATTCTCTGTCTGCGCTACTGATAGGAAGTCCATGTTTACCACCTCTGGCAAGTGCTTTCATAACCGGTTCCCATCCCAAAGTAGCAACCGCAGTCGGATAAGATGCCGCCTGTTTCATAATAACCGACCAGTTTCCGGTCAGAACTGCTCCAGCAAAATTTCCCCGAAGCATATCAAAGACAGTCGATTCTCCCGCCCTTGCATTCTGCAAATCAGCGAGTAGATTATCAATATACTTCGTTGCCATTCTTCCCCATACATCCTGCATTGCCTTATGAACAGTATCATCTTGTACCATTACAGATTTCGCAGATACATCGGCACTATCCGCATCAGTAACTTTCCACGTAGCTCCATTATAAACTTTATTAAAGTTACGAATTGGAATCGCAAGACCACCAAATTCCGATGTCATTTTCAAAGAACGCTGCGCTGTGTCAATTATACTCTCCATTACCAATGGCTTAACAGATTGTACACGCTCCTTCAAAAATCCGGCTCCCTCTAAAGTTTTATCCATTTTCAAACTAGTAATATCCGTAGTTACATAGTTCTTATCAACAGAAATCGGATAATAATTCTTCTCATTTGCTTTTTTAAATCCGTACAACTCCATTGAGGTTTCATTAATCACACTACCGGTGTACTCGTGGAACAACTTTTTAAAAGCTTGAAGAACCTTTTTCTCTTCCGGGGACATGGCATCTTCCATCGCCTGAATTTTTGCAGCGGTTACCCCTTTTGCTAATTTTGTTTTATCATAAGCCCCTTTTTTATCCCCCTTCAAATATAATTCCATATTTGGCATAGTGACACCACCATAAACCATATGTCGCAAATTGTCCTTATTCATACCATGCATGACAAGAGCCATACGCATTCCTTTCGTCACTTGTACCTTCTTGCCATCCTCATAAACAAGACCGGTGTCAACCATCCCCTGCTTCTTATCAAAAGTTTTCATCAATTTTACGACATTTTCGTCCTCCATCACATCCGCAAGAATAGCTTCACCATCTTGCTGGATTTTCAGCATTTTACGCTGTCCTTCATTTAATTCTTTCCATTCCTGCATAAACTCTCCATCCGCGTATCCGGTAATCCGGCGAAATGCACGATAGGAATTTAGAGATTTCAATGCATACTCAGGCAGTTTTCTTATGACTTTATGCGTACTCATAAATGAACTTACACCTTTTGCCGAACGCACCTCATGAATGACTCGTTCTGCTGCCTTTCTGGCATTTGTTTCCCCTTCTTTGCGAATCAGCTCAGTTGCCCTTCGAATCGTTTTATACACCATTTTCATCGCATCATATACTTCATCCAAATCCGCGGATGATAAATCATAAATGCTGTTTCCATTATTCTTAAACCTATTTGCAATACGCTGTAATTCGTAGTCAATATCCTCATCATATTCCGATGCAAAATTGTAATCCGGATCATTTTTCATTTTCTCAAAATACTGCCTTGCATCATCTAACGCATTATATAATTGAGTTCCTTCTTTCGCACCCAAATTGACAGCCTCGCACACATCAATTACAGACCGAACCAAATCTTGTGGCACATACATCCCCTCTTTTGGTTTCATCAGCATCTGACGCATCTGTTTATGTAACCGTCGAATCTTATTCTTTGCTTCTGTCTGTTTTTTCTGCTCAGATAAATTCTTACGGTACTGACGATTCTCAATCTTCATTTCCGCAATCTTTTTATCCTGTCCTTTTTTTAATCTCTCGATGTACCTTTTTTGCTTTTCAATCTCATGCTGATACTTACGAATCAATTCTCCATTCTGTGTCGTCTCAATCACATTTGCATAATCATGTATCTTAGCATACGCCTCACGGATTCTCTGATTCTTGTTTTTTATCTGGTCATTCATACTCACCTTTAATCCTTCAAGGAATTGCTTTTCACATTCCTTGCGATAATCCTGGAGCATGGTAAGATACACTCGGTTTGCTTCCTTCCACTCACGCTCTACGGCGGCATCTGCCTTATCCTTAAACGTTTGTCTCTGTGGTATCATACTCATTTCCTTGTAAATATTTAAGGCAAGGTCATAAGATGCCTGCTCAATATCCTCTCCGTATGCATTACGATATGTTGGCCGCAATCCATCTAATACAGTCATTACCTCTGCTATCATATCACCGTCATTGGTATCCGCCTTAAATAACTCCGGATACTTCTCGCTTAACTCTCCCCAAACCTGATCAAGAGTCGTCCCCTCCGAAACAATTCTAAGCCGTCCGAAATTACTCTTGCGAAACTCTCCCATACTTCCATACATGTAATTTACTTCACTTTTCTGGGCTTCCGACAACGCAAGTTTTGTTTTACGGAAATACTCTCGTAAATCTTTGTACTCGTTATACAATGTCATATCTTTTGCTGTGCTTTTTTCAAGGACACCTCGTGCAATCTCAGAAGTAATCTTTAATGCCTCTTTATAATCCGCACCCTCTTCATTCATATAAGCATACAGTTTTGTCAGGTTATCCCGAAATGTTTCTGCATCAAAGGACGAATGATATTTTTTCAATATTTTTTTGCATACTGCCTCTACACGTGCCGGTTCCGGAATGGTTTTCTTTCCCGGCTTAAATTCACTCTGAAGCATCTCCACAACTTTCTTTAATTGCTCATTTTCTTCTACCAAACTTTCCTCTGTTGTCATAGTTTCTGCCAATGAATGACGCAGTTTTTCTGCACGCTCTGATACATGAAGGGAATATTTTTCGCCTTCACCGGATATAATGTTCTTGACAATCTCTTTGTATCGTGCTAGATTGTTACTATAATCCTGATGAAGTAAGCCCCCATGGGATTGGCCCATGGGCCACACTGCTTCATCAGGATTTACTTTTATTATCCGGTTTTCTTTACGAGCACTTTCAACATAATTCTGTATTGATTTCTTCCCATACAAACTGAGCATAACATTAGCAATCGTATGTTCACCTTTAACACGTCCACTACCATTGGGTTTAATTGCTGCAATAACAACATTTCCCTGATTGTCCTTTACATTTGTTACCAAAATTACATCCGCATTATTTTCATTTGTATTTGATTTTATAATCATTGCTGGTGTTTCTAATTGCTTCTGTAGTTTTGTAAATAATCCTTTTCCCAAACCATGATAATTTGTTTTTGGTTTAAAACGATTTTCTTTTTTTGCCTCTTCTTGCGTTTTTATTGTCGAATACACATGTTGGTTCGTCATAAGCATTGGAAGATCATTCCAGCCTAGTTCCTTCAACGCTTTTGTTGTTTCTCCCAGATAAACATGCGTGTAATCTTTTGGTACGGTATCATTTAGCACATCATCTATCTGCTTATCTAGGTCAACACTAATAGAGTAGCGAATGTCCTTGTTTTCCTTTGTTGGATTTTCATTCGTTATCTGTTTAATCTGTTCACTGTAAAACGGAATTACTACCTGATGTATAGTTCCACCTTGTTTTCCACCTTTATCAATGATACCATCATATCCGTTTTTCTTTAATACATCTGTTACAAAATCAGGAATACTGGTCCATGAATATGTTGTCCCATTTTTTATATCATTTTGCAAGCGACTTACAAACTCCTCTGGAACAACATTATTCTTATCCCACATATCCGCTTCATTTCCAACAGTAACTTGTGCATTTTCTGCAGCATCTTTTATTTGTTCAAACATATCTGTAGATATATCCGTTGTATCAAATGGTTTTGTCACATTCAAGTACACTTCGTAAACCTTTTCATCCCGATAATCTGGATTGTAATATTCTACATTATCAATTCCGACCATTTTTAACACTTGTCGAAAATCGTCCTCCCTGTCGTATAGTTCACCATCGTCAAGCCACGCCTGCACTAATGCTTCTAAGACATTTCCATTGTTTTCCCGGAGCAGATACGAATCAAAATTACCATTTCCATAATCCACATCCGGATTATAAATAATTGTTTCGTAATCATCATCAAAACAAATATGTCCTGCCTTCTCTCCCAATTCTTTCTTTTCCTTTGCAGATAATGTATTCCAAAGTTCACCAACAGATATATCTTCTCCGTTATGTTTTACACGAAACTGTGTATGATAATCGTTATATCTTTCGTCATAATCAAGCGATGTATCTTTCTTATCTTTTGAATAATTTTCTGCAATTTCCTGGTTATCCGTAAAATAGGCCATTGGACCAGATGTTGCCCTATTAGGGTCAAAATAATATCCTACACGGTCCGCTCTTCCGGTACCATGATACATTACTTTCAAGTTGCCTTTTTCATCCGTTATCTTACTATCTTTGAAAAACCCCTGCTGCTCCTTTGATAGATTATGACCTTCATTATCTACTTTCACATTACTCACCGTCGGCATATTTGCAACATCTTTTAGGTTCGTTTTAATATCATCTTGTATTGTATCCGGAATTACCTTGACCGAATACTTCCCTCTTTTCTCTTTTTCTTCACCCTTATTATTACTATCCAATTTCTTGTAGTTCTCCCCCGCTTTATCCACGGCATCCATGAACATCTGCTGAATCTTTTCCTTCTGTTCCACGTTGAGTTCTGCTGCCAGTCTGGCCGCTTTTGTCATAGGAGTATCATCAATATAGCTTTTTATCTTTTCAAATACATGCTTTACCAAATCTGCGATTTTCTGAAATACATTTTTCTTTGCATTCACATCCAGCTTCGCATCTTTCATTACCCAGTCAATAAAGTTTTTTGCCCCGGCTTCATCATAAAACACACCACTGACAGCATCGTTGATTAACTCTCCTGCAGCATCCTCATAACTTTTTTCACCTTCCACCTGCTCATAGGCTCTTTGATAAGATTCAATTAAGGCATGGATATCCTCTGCTCCATGTTTCTCTACTAGGTAATTAAGCATCACTCCCATTAATTTCTGATACTCTTTTTCCGACATTACCGATGCAAATTCCAAAGATTCATGTATCACTACACCAAATTTATTTTCTGCATCTTCCGCAAATGCCATCTGTCCTCTATCCATATTCAATAAACCATTTACCGTATCTGCATCTTTATCTGTGAGGGTATTCAAATCCAATACATCCAATCCGGTTTTCTTTGCCAATTCTTTTTTCACGCGAACAAAGCTATCCTTATCCTCCGAAGCATAGCGGTAATCTTCATATTCACCTTTTCCTTTTTTTTGCGCCGGCGCAACTTTGTTTTCTGCCTCTGCTGCCCTTGCGTTTTCTCCATGTGCCTTTCCTAATTCATACGCAAGACGCATTGCTCCCTTGTCACTCATTATACGAAATGACTTAGACGCCTGCATCATTTTATCAAAACTGATACTTCCCAATCTTCCCATGCGATATGCCATACGAAAATTATTTGCATAAACACCGGCATTATCCTTACCATTGTAATAATCCACAAGTGCCGTTGCCGCAGCCGCATTATCCATCTTTGATGCAATGTTAAACAAATCCTGTGTCCCTTCATCCTGAAAAGACAAGTCCGCAAGGTTTACTACCTCGCCATCCGTAGTCTCTACTATAGCCGATTCTTTTCCAATTTCCCGGAATCCTTTCACCTTGACCTGTTCATCGGATGCCGTAAATGCTGCATTCTCTGTCTTTCTAAAATTGGCATTCGTAACATTTTCTGACGGTGCAACATTTCTTTTTTCGACTTCAAGGTCACTCGTAACATTCTGCTTTGCCTTTTGCGGCTGTAGTTCTTGTACCTCAACCGGTCGTTGATTCCGTTCCATTTCCTCATCAAGATTCACACTATCGGATGTAGCATCCATATTAGCAATAGCATCTTCCTCCTGCTCTGACACGGATTCATTCTGCACCACCTCTCTTTTTTGATTAAGAGATACCGTTCTTTTCATCGCATTAGAAACAGAGGCATCCATAATGTCATACAATGCCTGCCGCTCGGATTCGAATTTTGCATATTTACTCTTTTTAGCTAACTCCTGTGCTTTCTCACGTGCCATCTGGTCGATTTCTACTCCCAGACTATCCGGCACACCACGAATGGCATCTTCATACGCCCTTGCAAGTTCTCCACTGGTTCTCGCTTCCGTAAAATTGTTTTCTACATTTTCCATGATGTCTACTGAAATTTTACCATACTTTTCCGTATCATCTTTTGCTTTCTCATAGGTATCCATACCCTTTTCTGCAGCATATGTAAGTAAATCTGCTCCTTCGTTTCCCTCTGCAATTGATGTCCCATTCTTTTTCACTAATGACTGATACTGTACTTTCGAGTACACATTCGCATAGGTACCAAAAAGACCACCTGAAAAAGCCCCTGCTGCCGTGTCTTCGCCCACCTGTATCCAGAAGTCTTTCCGTGCATTTTTCTTTGCCTCATCCTTTGACATTCCCTGTTGGATATAATTTTTAACATTTTCATTATACTCACTTTTACTTCCATTAACTGCACGGTCGACAAATGCATTTGCAAAGTCCGAAGCAGCCTCTTCTGACCCTTCTACCGCCCCCTGCTTTACAAGGTTCTTTGCAAAATCACGAAACTGTTTTGGATTTGTTGTTTTTAACGCTTCAAAACTATCCAGTGAAAACTTTTCGCTTGCCCACTCTGCCAAACCGGCTCCCAATCCGGTAATCAAAGACTGTCCGGCACTTCCTGTTCTCTCATAGGTGTCCATGTACGATTGATTTGCGGCATTTGCTCCCATCAACGCACTAGCTGCCCCACCTGCTAACTTGGTTCCCTTAAATCCTTTCGTCACAAGAATATCCGCAGCAGAATCAACCGTGGACATTCCGGCGTTATAGACAAACTTACCAATATCATTATCAATACCTTCGGATACTGTCTGTCTTACATTGTTCGTATAAGAACTGTATGGGTGGCTGGCATGATTAATGGGATAAGACTTATCTGATGATAGGTTTTTAACCGCATGATTTACATCCTCTGCAAGTTCCAACGGTGAAAGCAAGTTTGACCCCACACTTAACGCACTGGATACTACCGGATGTTCGTCTGCTATTTTTTTTATACCTTCATCCCATACCTCCTGTTCTTTATTATCAGTGTTAATGTTCTCGCTATCGATAATGTAATCTACATCAATTCCTTTTTCTTTTAATTCCTTTAACCTAGGAAATTTTTCATATGCTTGTGACAAAAACCCCGGAATGATACTTGCTTCCAGTTTGCCCTGTATCGTCGGCACTAAATTGTTTACTAAATGGTTTTTATCTGCACTGTATTTTCTTTTCTCTACCCACACGTAATCTGCTGCCTTTTTTACTAACTGCTTATCGGCATCCCCCAGCTTGTCATATTCATGCTCCAGTTCTACTCGTGGCTTATTACTTTCCAGTTCTGACATATACTCGACATTATCCTGGTACTTATTCCACAAACTGGTGTATTCCTTGTAATCTTCCCACGATACACCTTTTTTCCCTAACTTTTCCTCAAAATCTTTTGGCTGAACTTTTTCCCATTCTCCCGAAAATCCCCGTTTAAACAAACCACTATCCGCGATTTTTGACTTAAACAAGTCTTTATTTTTCTTCGCATTTGCAAGCGCAGTTTGAATTTCATCATAGTTCATTTGTGATGGATTTCTGTATGTATTACCAGATGAAGTCCGAAATAACTGGTTTGTCTTTTCCGCATTATTATTGCGAACATTACTTCCATTTGTGCTCTGCTGTTCTCTCTGCTTTCTTCTCTGCTGTTCCTGTTTTTCCCTTTGTTCCCGTCTCGGAATTTCCGACAGCATATTATTTTCTGCCTTTGCTGCATTGCGAATCAGCGTATTGGTTCTCTTATACTTTTCGCTGTTCTTTTGCGTTCTTTCTTTAATTTCTACTGCTTTCTCTGCCAATCGACGATAGCGGGATTCTGACTGATTCGTATAGTCGGTATCCGAATACTTTTTATCCTCACCATAATAAGAATCAGCCTTTGCTCTGGTCTCACTGGCTATTTTTTGTCCCTGCATATCTCTTTCATACAACTTGTCCTGGCTCTCAAAATAATTTGAAATAATACTTCCGGAACCGGATGCATGAGTATTCTGTTTTTTTTTCTTATTTGCCATAATATATATTCTCCTTACTTTTTCTTTTTGCTTTTCTTTGAGGACTGTTTCTTTTTGTTTTTATTCACCTGTTTTTCCAAATAGTCATTGTAAGAGCCTACTGTCTGTAACTCCCTGCTGCTAGGCAGATTTCGCATAAAATCAACATAGGATAATGTAGTCTTCGCATCTGCTCCGGCCGCCACTGCACTGTCATAGGTTGGATATTTGCTTAACCCTCTCGTAGTAGTTCCATCAGAGGTTATATATGTCGGTAAATCTTTTGCTGTATATCCCAATAAAACACTCCATACATAATTGCTTTGATCAGCAGATAACACGCCACTCTTTTCCATATTGTTCAAATATTCTGCGATACCCTGCGTGTCATTGTTCTTAGCCAATTCCTTAACCTTCGACTTAATATCCGTTGGAATCTTAATCCCACCGGTTGAAGATGCCCCTTTGCCCGACGCACTTCGTTTACTAGCGGATGCAGCAGCGGCCTTAGCTTTTTTTGATAACTGGTAATCCTTATTCTGCCAGTAATTGGATGCGTTCTGCTGCTGTCTCCACTGGCTGTTGCCATTTTGCTGTTCATACTTCCACTGCTGATTAGATACATTCGCAGTATAGTTGTTAAAATCGTTATTATATGCCGCATCATATCGATTCGCATAATAGTTTCTGTCATCCTGCCAATCGCCAACCTTGTCCCGATACTTCGCATAATCACTTTCGTCAAGTCCCTGATACATGGACAAGTCGGATCTCTGATTATCCAAATCCGTCTGATAACGGTTGTACGCTGCCTCGTACAAACTAGGAATTATATTATTCAAGGCTGACATGTTTTCCTGATACGCAAGGTTGCCGGCCGTAGCCGCATAAGAGTTTCCATATCCTCCGGACAACGCGGCCGCCTGCGCCGTTGCATTCTGCATCCCTAACTGTGCCTGCCTCTGATACTGGTCCTTATAATTCTGATACAAAGCATCCTTTGTATAGTCATAGGAAAAACCTTTGCGATTTGCAATCGCATCCGCCAATCCGGTTATCTGTGTTCCATACTTACTGGTATAAGCTGCCGGCCTTGCCTTCTCCGTCTTTTGCAACGTACTCTTTGCGGCGTTTACTGCTTTCGATGGCGTATAAGACTTTATTGTCGGTGTCTTCACAGTTGTTGCTTTGGTGATTGTTATTTTACTGCTACTGCTCTTCTTTTTCGCCATAATCCTCATCCTCCTCTTCTATGATGGGTTCCTCTACCACCGGTTCCGAACCCCATATTGCAAACACAGCATTTACCACATTTTCTGTCTGCTCCTTCAACAATTCTTCTCTTCCGGATACGGAATTGAGATAGGTTCGTCTATGATTCTCTCCAACCTGAGATTTCACTTCTCCATCAATTAGTACCTTTCTTGTTAAGATGCTCACACTCTCTGTCGACAACATATCTACCGTTTTTTCTTCGTTAATTTCCATTTCAATTCCTCCTCGTTAAACCTTTCTATACCAACCGTATACATACCAATCGCTATATGTTTTTCCGGACGCGTATGCCCCATTCTGGACATAATATGAACCACTGCCGCTAATTAGATTAAATGGTGAATTAGTTCCATTGCCACTCGACACAATTCCAATCGGATAGACATTTGATGGACGACTATGGTCAGGTTCATATGGCAGTCCGCTTATATGATGACAAGCATAACTACTTGTTGTTAATATCATTGCCTCTATAAATACAATGTCTCCCAGTCTATAATAATTTCCCGTAGCCGCTGCAATTGACGTTTTAATCTCATTACTTGCTGTATTAAACAGTCTAGGAGTCCATGTTCCTTTTTCGTATTTTGCTGTGTATTTTGTATAATTACTTGAATCCAGCAGCGTCTTCCATGTGTCCCAAGTTCCACTTGACATGGCTCTATGCTGCAATATTCCATTATTAAGCATGGCCAGTTGTGAATCCCAACCACTCGTATTATCCCAATTCATTTGCAGTATCTTTGCATCACCCCCGGGCTTTCCCGTTGTCATCTTAGAACTGGCAACAAATGCTTCTACTGCTCCCATCCTATCGGATGTACTCGATTTATCTGCAGATGCCGGACGCGTTGCAATATAATTAAGCAATGTGCTTATTCCTGCCGGCCCCATTGGTCCTTGCGCCCCAGTATCTCCTTTTGGTCCCTGAACACCTTGAATCCCTTGTGGTCCAGTTTCTCCCTGTGGTCCTTGTGGCCCTTCCGGTCCCGTTGCTCCGGTGTCTCCTTTGGGTCCTTGTGGTCCCGTTGCTCCGGTATCTCCTTTAAGGCCTTGTGGTCCCTGTGCTCCGGTGTCCCCCTTCGCACCAGTATCACCCTTTTCCCCTTGTTCTCCCTGCGGTCCCGTTGCTCCAGTATCTCCTTTAGGTCCTTGCGCCCCGGTATCTCCTTTCTCTCCTTTAAGACCTTGCGGCCCCTTAAAATTTCCAATCAAAAATTTTGCCATTGTATCACTTCCTATCTATTCATCCGGTAATATTAAATAAATGTCTCCAGTAGAATCTATTTCAAATTGAGGCGGTGTCTCATCATCTGTAGTAACCGCATATAGGTTTCCGTCAGCGTCTCCCATCAGATAAAAGAATCCATTAATTGGATTGATTACACCACTGTCACCTCTCTCGCCTTTATCTCCTTTATCTCCTTTTGGACCTTGAATTCCTTGTGGACCCTCTGGTCCGATTTCACCAGTTGCACCTCTCGGTCCTTGTAAACCTTGTGGTCCGGTTTCTCCGGGTACCCCCTGCAATCCTTGTACCCCGGTTTCTCCAGTATCTCCTTTGTCTCCTTTTACTCCCTGTTCCCCTTTTGGACCAGGCAGCCCTTGTGTCCCCTGTGGTCCACGCACTCCCTGAATTCCCTTTTCACCTTGCACACCTTGAATTCCTTGTGGACCTTCTGGTCCAATTTTTCCTTCCGGTCCAGTCAGCCCCTGCACACCCTGCGGTCCGCAATCACCTTTCTCTCCCTTTTCTCCTTGCACACCGTCTTTTCCTGCATCGCCTTTCTCTCCCTTTTCTCCATCTGCGCCTTTGTCACCTTTGTCACCCTTCTCTCCCTTATCACCCTTCTCTCCTTTTTCTCCCCGTAATCCGCCGCTCTCTAACTGTTGCTTTAACTTGTCTGCAATCTCTTTTGCTTCCTTTGCCATCTTTACAGTTTCCTGCACTTGACTAAATTTCTTTTCTGTCTCAGAAGTCATATTATCCAGTTCAAGATTATTTAAGATATAACTTAAATTATCTATCAGACGTATTATCCATGAATTCAACTTCTGAATATTTTTTCCATCCATACCATCTAATTGGATAGGGTCAAATTGCAACGTGGCCATTAATATCCCCCCTGTTCCAAAACTTTGGAAATGCTGTAAACCCTTGCATCCCCTTTCCCTCTTAACCGGATTCTCATATGATCACATCGAATCGGAAATATGGGTATTTCAAAACTCCGCATTGTTACAAAAGATGGAGTATCTCTCCTACTTTGTTCATATTTAGACTCCATATGTGCAGCCTCCTCCCATACTCCACAGGAATCATACATTACATCTACATCTAATTCTGAATCTAACGGCAAAGACAACCTCAAACATATTTTTGATATATACTTGTTATTGGGATAGCTTATCCCTATCAAGCCGGTTTCCGCACTCCACTCAAGTATTGTTTCCAGTCCTTCCTCTGTCGTGTAATCCCTTGATGTAATCTCCATTACTTTTCTATCATTCATATAAAGCAAAGCCCCATCCAGGTTTACGAATTTATCCATACTGCATAAAGATGTCTCATCCTCTTTGTGCCACATTCCTTTGCTCGAATCATACACAAGTGTCTCGTAACGAGTCGTGCGTATATTTTTCCCGTGCATATAGTATTTTGCCCCCAGTGCACCTGCCCTTACCTTTTCGTAGCGTTCTCCACCTAATGCTGCACTAATTGATACCGGAGTACTTCCGTCATACGCACACACATCCTCGCGTGATTTGTAATACAATATTTCATTCACAAGCACCAGACTTTCCGAACATCCCTTTTGCACACCACGGCATCGCTGCGTATTAATCTGATAATTTGCCGGATAAGAACCGTATACCTTATGAATACAATCCTCTTTGAAAAACAAAACTTGTCCGCCGTATGCTGTACATCCGGTAAATTCTCCATCACTGCCGACCGTTGCCGCATATGAATCTGCCGCAGTACCCAGATAAGAATACCAATTTGTCATATCTCCCTGCTTACAGCAGTAAATTTCATGTTTCTCCGAAGAACACCCCCATATACGGTTGTCACTTTCACACACATAATCCATATCCGGAACACTACGTTTCAATGTAATTACTCCAGTTTGTGTTGTATTATTGGTAAGCAGAGCCGTTACAATGATGAAATCATCCTTTTTATCCCAGATTGCCATATCCTGATTAAACGTATCAGCAATGCTTCCCGTCACACCATCAATCTTCACTACGTCATATTTTTCAAACGGCTTTCCTATGCCGGTGTTTGATATTTTAGTATAGCTTGTAGCCACTGCCGTCCACTGGTTTTCAGATTCACTCCACAACTTCAATGCATTTGGTGTTGTCCCCGTATCCATCCAGTAAATGGCACCATTAGAGCATGTAGTTATCTTTGTCCAGGTAGTCGTATACTTTTTAATCACATGCGGTGTCGATGATGTATCCAGCCACAAATCATCTGCCTTCGGTGATTGAGGTGACGCTGCTCC